CCCGAAGATCGCTATGATCTCCCTTGATACTTCCACCTTAGGCTTTCGCGTCCTTATTCGGCGAACCTACCAACCGGCTGGAAACCGGATAACTCTCCCGAGTTTTCTGGACAGATTCGGCGCTTCTGTTTTGCGCGTCGCTTCAGTTGGGGAAACACTAGACTTAGGCTTAGTGGCACATTTCTCCACATCATGGGAAAGATAACTTAAACTCTGCTTATGCTCTTCACTGTAGTAATAAACAATTGCTGCAGTCGTTCATAAGCTATCTTTCAGTTGTCGGGCCCTTTCGGGTACCCTCTCTATAAACCTTATCTAGATGCTCCATCAAGGAGAATAGCTAGGCTATCTCCAGTTCTCCCTGTAGGCCCCGTTACCTACAACCCGAACAGATCCTGGTCTGGAATCCATTCTGACAGGGGTCTTGTCCACTTCATTGGTTCGACCGAACCAAATGGAAATCGGTACAGAGTTCGTACCTTACGTAACTCTTTTACCCTATCCCAGTTCAAGAAAAGCTCTGAATTAAGCTTTTCACATTCAAATTCAGGGAATACCTCTCTTGCAATGCTTGGCATCGGCTTAACGCATTCTTTCAAAATTGAACCAACATACCATGATGGAAAGTTATCAAAGTAGAACTTTGATAAACCTAAATTGTGAAATATTGGTCTACAATGTCGATTGAACAGCTCGGCCGCTTTGTCAGCAAATTGCTCAGGTAAATGTTTTAGGAGATTAAATCTGATAGACCCTAGGTTCTGCAACCTTGCGAGCCATCCATCAGTTACCTCTCCTCCCTGCTCTTTGATAGTTCGATTTAATGATCCCATCATTTGCATATGACTTATACGGGATAAATCGATTGAACAATCCTGCTTCCTCCTCTGAGTCATCATACCAAAGTTAACATATGGGCATTTCCATACTGAACTAACTTCATAGGTACCAGGTATGACACCAGGAACGGTCTGAGGAAACCAAAGCTCTGAGTTAATTTGTAAAAACTTATCAGTAAAATAGTTTTTACCCATACTTGGCTTGAGGCCAGCCTGTGTTGTTGTGTCTTTCCATATCGAATACCAACGTTCTGTTCCGACTCCTAAAAAGTCGTCACCGTTGATTTTACATGGATCGACGTTCCACAACCTCCTTCGAACACCCAGGTCACGCTCTACACTTAAATGATAACATAGGTAGTTAGCAATGCACAATATAGGAAAACTTAAAACATTTCCCATCAATTGTCCATTCTTTTGCTTTATGATATCGATTCCCTTACATTCCCAAGAGTAAGTAAATCCAAAATCTGGTAAAACAGATCTGGAATAATCAAGCTTACTCTTCGTAAGAGAATACAATCCTTTAAAAAATAAACGAGGATTGCTGTTTAGTAGAGGCTTCATGAGTATTAGGTATATTAACTCAGTAACTCTCTGTTTTAGGTTATCAGTTGAGGCTTCAAAATCACCGTTGTTGAACTTTTTACCTATATCCCACTTACGTAGGATAGGCCAAAGGTCCTCTTCATCTAACGTTTTACCGATTAGATTGAAGAAGCCAGACTTGTGATTTGCAAGAAACCTCCAAAGGCTCTTTTGCAGCTGTGTTAAACCTAAATGGAGACCCTCATAGGGTTTGGTAATAATTCTAGCCTTCATCGGTTCTAGAATCACTGCAGGAGATGATATGTATTCAAGATTCGAGAAACCATCATACTCATATGATAGTTCCTTTCTCGTAGGCCCAAAGCTTCTTACTTCTACTGGTTCCCAATTGTCAGGTCTGTTGGCATACCCACAGAAAACGTCGGATTCAAACAGTTGCTGCTTGCCATTCCGATATCTTTCATTCAGGTATGCTACATTCCCTCCTTTTGAGAACGAGTAGTCATAAGTTGCCTTTCGCGAGATCGGAGCATTCCAATTGAAAGACTGCGGAGGTTTATACTCCCTAGACATTTCTCTTAGAAGCTCAACGAATCTATCCTCCATATCATCAGGGATAGAGCTATCGCCACTCAAGCATTTAGAGTGCTTAATCAATGATTGATCCACATTATGAGGAAGAATAGGCATCAGTCCCTTCTTGAATCCTTGAAAGAAAGTATTCATTCGAATTCTAAATTTCGAACGATAATTATACTTCTTGGACTGCTTTATGCGGTTACCAAGTATCTTAGGAAATAAAGACCATCCTAGGAAATCCTTCTTGAATTCTGGAGCCTCCTGATCTAACCACCAGTTAAACATTAGATTAATACTATATTTTACCTGTGGAATGAGATCAGAGAAGACTGAGATCAACTGATATTTATATTCCATCAGTTTGATCTCCTCATAACTTAAGGTGATATCAAAGAAAAGACAAAGCTCTTGAGTTCGAACAGAAAGATCTTTACAATATTCATAAAGATAAGAACTAAACCAGTCTGCATAGTTAAGCTGTGTTTCCACATCCTGAACCACTTGACTGGTCTTTCTGTCCAATTGACGATACCCTTTCCATTTGTGAACAAGATCCTTATCGATCAGAGCTGAGAGCAAAGATTTCGAGCTAATTCTCATCTGAGATGCATAGCCATTTATCTTTGCCTTAAGACTTTCCAGCCCCGAACGGGTATCCTCACTGTCTACAACAGTGATAGCTTTCACCAAAGCTAAATGAAGATAATTATCCATATGCTGCAAGTTATAACAACACAGTTGAATTAGACTGTGGTTCTCTTTTGTTATAACCGATTATAGCACCAAAGGTAATTATTAGTAGTCGGATCGACG